ATGAACGAAGCAGACAATAATATATTTAACGATGACTTTGCCGCATTTGCAAGAAAAGTTAATGAAGCTATAAAAAAGAATAATCTTGAAAATGAAGAACATCCTGAAGAGAGTCTGAAGAAGACATTGCCCAGGCAGGACAGTTCAGAATATGGCAGTGTGGCACTTGTAAATCTCAACGATATGGCACTTACAACCGAGGGACAGTTAACAAGAACGGGTTTTTTTGAAAATCTTACTATTAACAGAGAAAAGTACAAGGATATAGTCCTTACCAGGGAGGAAGCAACTAGTCTTTCTTTATCATATAGGAACTTAGCCACAGGTGTCAACTCAGTGGTTCCGTTGATATGTACTGCAGAGAAATGCCCGTTCAATAACGATTGTTGGTATTATGAGCACGGCAAGGCGCCGATTGGCAGAAGATGTCTGGTTGAATATGATTTACTGGCATTCCACACAAAAAGATTTATGGAAGAACTTGATGTCGATCCGACAAATCATACTGAACTTATGCTGGTCCAGGAATTATCAGAGCTAATTATCTATGAGATGAGGCTGAATAACACTCTTGCAAAACCTGAGAATGCAACGTTGATGGGTTTTCGTACCAAGTTTTCACCTGACGGCGAAGTAATAGAAGAAGAAGTTGAGCACTGGGCTCTCGGTGTTAAAGATAAAATAAAAGCGAAAAGAATAAAAATTTTAGATTTGCTTATGGCGACAAGGAAGTCAAAACAAAGTAGCAAACACAACGAAAAAGAAAATACACAAAGCTATATAAGTTTTGTTAGGGAAATAAAGGAAGCTATAGCCAACGCTACAGAGATTCCCTATGTAGAAGAGGAAGACGGGAAGAAATAATGTATCAGATAAACATTCCAAAAGAATACGTTTTGGAACGTCCGGCATGCTATGATGAATATAAATTTAAAATGCATCTGGCAGCAATGCTGACAATAACAAATTTCATATCTCTTTATGAATCAAGTAGCAAATTATTTAACAGTTTCTTTGAGACCGAAGAACATGCACAGATAGCGTATGATTTGCTTAGATATATAATGGATACTGAAGAAATATATAATCAAGAAATTATCAAGAAACGCCTCATCATTTCAATGTGTGAGAGTGGCTTTTTTGGATAAGTGAAAAATCAAGATGAAGAAAGACAAAATAAAATACAGGGTGACAGTTGACCGTGAAGATGGTGCATCTTTAACTGTCGGCAAGATTAAAAAAGTTGTGATGACTTTTATAGTTGAGGATGGATATCTGTCTCAGGAATATATTGAAAAACTCATACCTGCATTAAACTCTGTGTTGCTTCATGAAGTTAAAAAAATCAAACATCAGTAACTCTATGCAATGTCTGTCAGTTGAATATATTTCTACATGTACTCTATACGAAGGATGTGAGATTGTTGTCAAGTTCAATGACAATGAGGTTCGCGCCAAATCCATACGGCTTGACATATATAACGATCATATAGGTGGTGAGTTACAATTAAGTCTCATCAACACACTGCCTATCGGTAGTAGAATTGATATAACTATTATAAAAGATACCTACGAAGACGAACATAAACAGCATATAATTATAATTAAAAATGCCAGCCAATATGCATGCGGGCGCAGAAAATTTGCTTTCACTTCAGATTCACTTGAGACAATGTACCTGCACAGCTAATAATGAATAATCCATATCCGGTTAACATAGCAGAATTAAATGCAGTTGCCAAGGATAGAGGTATTTTCTTTGATACCGAAACCGGAGGTCTGCTTAAGAAGCATAGAATATATTCATATGCTTCGTTGCCGTATAATGCCAAGTCAGGAAGTCTGAATGCTAAATATCTTAGTAACCCTGATATGTCCAAGTGGTCTGTTTACAGCAAACAGGGTTATTCTGAAGTTCTTAACCAGTTCAATAAAGACAACATAAAGTCCAGTCAGTTTACATCGAGTATCTCCGAGTCTCTGATGTCTGACATTGTCCCGCACCTTAAAGGTGGCGGGCTGATAATTGGCCATAATATTGGATTTGATTTAGCAGCAATATCACAGGAACTTCCGGAAGAAACCGTCAGCGAACTAAGGGCGGCGTTCGGTGTTACAAAAGGCAAACTATCAACCGCTGTCAGGTTAAACAGATCTAAAATCAACCATGAAGGATATAGATCCTATATCAGCAAGATAAATCAACGACTGAAAGTCGGCAAGGTTGCCGTCGTCGATACCAGAGATCTTGCACAGTATGCGTTTAGTATTCTTGAAGAAAAGAATATACTTACTGATTTCAAAGGAGATTATATAACCGGCACAAAGATGAATTTCTTCGGTGCGGCTCTTGGACTTGGAGAACAGTTACATGATGCCAGTGACGTTGCTTTGAATAAACATGTATATGATTTTCTTACATCTTCGCTGCATGAACTTGATACACAGGGAACACTTCGCGATAACAGGCTTGATGTATTTAAAAAGATTGCTTCACAACAAACTACATGGGCACATCAGTCGGTAGACAATTCTCTTCTCGATATGGCTTTTAATAAAGTTAAACGCGAAGAGAAAGGTAAAAAAAGATTATATGCTGTTCCGGGCGGAACTAAAAAGAAAAACATCAAGGGTAAACAAATATACATGGATACGCTTGATGAGGTGTTTGCATCGAATAAATTCGGCGGCATCAAGAGAACCAAGTATGGTTATACAAATGCCGAATATACTTCCAGGTTCAACCGGTTTGAAAATGAAGTAAGACAGATGCGCAATGCTGGACAGAGTTTCGGCGATATAGAAGTAGAAATATTAAACAGAAATAAGAAAGCAGAAGACAGAATTATTAAGTCCATAGCAGGATCATCGGGGTCTGCTGCAATGGACGGCTTTGGATGGATAAGCAGAAATAAAAAGTGGCTTAAACCTGCCGGTATCACTGCCAGTATAGTAGGCGCTGCTATGTTATATAGTGAGTTGTCTTCAGGATATAACGCTCCCCCACCCGGAAGAATCTCATCCAAAGATGACACTTATAATACTATCGAAGGTTTGCATCCTGGCGGAGGCGTTAACAAAACAAATATTCAGTCTATGACTGATTTCGGTTCAGGGTGGAATGGTAAGTATACTGCGTTTACTCTCGGAGCTTTTGTTGGTGCGGCTAAAAAATACGCTGATAAGAAAAACGGTGAGGAAGATAAAAGAAACGGTCTTGTTAATTTTGCACTCTCATTTGCAGACGATGCTGCTATCCTTGGTATAAATGCATATTTAAAAAGAGCAAAAACACAAAATCAAACACTGCTCAAAATAAAGAATATTCTAAACTCAGATAAAATGCAATATGCAATGGCTGCATTCGGTGGTTATTCTGCAGGCGAATTGCTGGTTGGCCTGTTGCCTGTTTCGAATAGAATATCTGCCAAAGATGATTCATACAATACCATAGAGGGGTTGCATCCTAATGCTGGTCCTGGTTCCGTTAATAAATTTAATATAAAGAAGATGACTGATTTTGGATCAGGTTATCAAGGACCAAATCCGCAACTTAACCCTTCATATAATGAAGCTGAAGATATATACCGCTATCAGATGGTCCGTGCTTCAAAGATCGGATTGTCAGACGCAGATCTATACAAGTACATGACAGAAGAAGATAAAGAGCCAAGCGAATACGTTGCAGCATCAGCACAGGCCGGTACTGCATTGCATCAGTATTTACAGGCACAGGAACTTACAAACGGGACTGCATCAAATGCAGAAGTTCTTACTGTTAATTATCAGCACGGTATTTCCGGTCATATGGATATAAAAACCGCCCAAGGTATAGGTGATTATAAAACTGTTTCGGGCGGAATTTTTAATGCCATTCAGAGAGAAGGAAAACCAAAACCACAGCATGTTGCACAGATGCAATTTTATCTTGGCAACACCGGTACAGAGCGTGGTTATCTGCAGTATATCAGTCGTGATAATTTGAAACAACAGAAAACATTTATTGTCAATTATAATCCTCGTCAATACGAATCTCTCATTGCAAAAGTAGAACGCACAAGAGCAAGAGTTGAAAACGATATTGCGCGCGGAATACTTGATAAATCATCTTTGCCCAAAACAGCAGGTCTTGAAACACTCCAGGCATATGAAAAAGACAAACCATCATTGGAAGAGATGGCATTACAGCTTGACGAGAATAGGAAAATTTTCAGTGAGGAGATGTCGTATCTTCGCACGATAAAGAGAGGCATGCCTACAAGCGGCGAAGGTTATAGAAGAATAAAAGAGAAGCGGGAACAGGTTATGACATCTACACAAGGTATAGGACTTCAAATCTGGTCACAACACAACCAACACCATCTAATGTAATTATTTATGAAAAAACTCAATACTATATCAAGAAATAATGAAATAATAGCTTTATATAAAAGTGGAATTACAGTCGCAAACCACATTGCTAAACAACTTAATATTACGCCGTTTGTAGCAGAATCTGTGTTAAAGAAATATGGATTAAAACCAACTGGAGTAGGTGCGCCAAGGTTAAATAGATACAACAACAATTACTTCTCTACAATTGATACAAATGAAAAAGCATATTGATTAGGGTTTATTGCTGCCGATGGAAGTCTTCATAGTAAAAGAAAATCTGTCAATATACGTCTGGCAATCAAGGACTGTGATCATTTGTCTAAGTTTGGCAAACTGTTTAACAAATCGATAACAACAAACAACAGTGCTTGTTATATTAATATTTTATGCGCCCAACTATATGAAGACATAATCAACAAACATATTACCCCCAATAAAACTAAAACATTAAGTGAACAGGTTTTTGATAAAATTCCACAACAGTTTTGGCACAGTTTTATACTTGGATATTTTGACGGTGATGGATATTTGGGGACTAAAACCGGGGTACATTTTGTAATTGTATCTGCAAGCAAACCGTTTATTGAAAGACTTAATTATATACTCTCAACAGAAGTCGGTATTATACATAAACAAATAACAACTAATGGAAGCATTTCAGGCTCGAATACAATTCAATCAATAATGTAATTGCTATTCAAAATTACTTATACAAAAATAACACAACATACCTTGAACGTAAAAGAAAAACTATTATTCCATCTAAAGTTAATTATTGGTCACAAGAAGAACTTGAGTTATTAAAACAAATAGATCCGCATAGTGATTCAAATGAAAAGTTGTTAGTTACGTTTAAAAATAGATCGGTACACTCAATTAAAACACAATGGTATAAAAAAGTATTTAACAACAGAAACAAACATAATATAATGTAAGGAGGCATATATGCCTAGTGTCAGTGGTTGGTCAAAATTTGGGAAAGACCTTCTGCCAATCGGCGGAAAAGTTCTAAGACAAGGTATTGTCGGAGGCGTACTCGGTGCGGGCGGCACTTATGCCGTTAATAAAGCTGGTGACGATAATTATTCGCTGGGAACCGGATTCCTTATCGGCGCAGGTGCTGCTATAGGATTAAAAGCCGGTAGGACATTTAAGAATGTAGGCAATGCTTACAAGGCTGCTGGTAGTCCTACTCTCAATCTGGGTAAAAATTTTGGGTCTTTTAGCTTTAAAAACTCCTTTAGTAAGGCTGGTGATTTCTTTTCCAATGCAGATAAAAACTATAATAAAGCTTTTAGCACGGGAAGGGCTACCGGCTATGCAAACTCAGCTTTTGATTCCGCTGTTAATACCGTTTATACTTATCAGATGGGAGATACGGCATATTACATGCGGCGTGCACAGGATGCTATGAATTCTAAAATTCCGGCAACATTATCGAATAATATGAGTGCATTTGTACGTGGTGCAGGTCATGGTGCTATTGGTGGAGCTGTGATTGGTGCGGGTTACGGTGCTTTCAGCGAAAGAGAATCAATGTTTGGCGGCGCATTTAAAGGCGCAGTAATGGGCGGTGTCGCCATGGGTGTATATCGCAGGGCCGGACTTAGCTATGCAAGACCATTTAGAAAAATTGCCAGTACATACGGAAGAAAGGCATAAACAATGTATATGTCACAAGAAGATAATGTCAATTACGGGAAAATGTTTGGTTATGGCGCTCTTGGTCTTGGTGGATATTATCTTGGCAGGTCTCTTCTGAAACGAGAAGAAAAGTTCTATTATAATAACTATGAATCTGTCAGAAATTTTTACGACAAACATAAAATCAAGCCCGGACTAAAAGGTAAACGCCAATCCATATTCAATAATCTCAAAGAAGAAATCCGCGGTTACAGGCCGGGAAGAACACGCCTTGCAAACGAATGGGATGAGACTATACATGGAATATTATGGCCGAAACATAATGTCGTTGCATCTGAATACGAAGAGCAGATGATCAATGGCACTAAAAAAAGTATAATGACAAAAGCCGGAACAAAGATGGCAACACCATCTGCTCAGAGCGCTTTTATGTTGCTGTCTGTAAATCAGGAGATGCAGCAGAGAGGACTTGGCGGTATAGGCGTCGGTATGGCCCGTGAAGTCGGCGCATCATTAGGGTATAGAATCGGTTCAAGCGTCGGCGGTTTTGTCGGCGGAGCAGTCGGCGGAGTAATCGGCGGATTTGCAATAGATGTTCCATTAAAGATGGCAAAGATCGGTAGGCGATGGTCTATTCCTGATGTAGGTGGACACTTCAAGGACAGCGAGGCAGCAATGACAATGCGCGCCCGATCTTTAAATGCAATCCGCACCTCTCAATTCAATGTTCGCTCCACTCTGGGCAACGAAGCCTGGAATCTTAACTACGGTATGTATTAATAAAAATACTGCCCTCCACTCACAACTTCGGACTACAATCAATGGCTAAAGCTAAAAGAAATGCTGCACCCAGAGAAATGCAGCCAATAGACGAACGTTTATCAGTAAATATATCAAACGATGATTTAAAAAAGTCATTAAAAATAAGGAGAGTTAACATACAGTTTCGCAATGAATCTCAGAAAAAATTCTGGGAACTAATGTCAGAAAATGAAATCACACTTTGCGCTGGTCCTGCGGGTACGGGTAAATCTTTTTTATCGGTCTGGAAAGCAATTGAATTATTCGGAGAAGAAAACTCTCCATACAAGCAGATAATAATATTAACTCCAGCGGTCGAATCAGAAGAAGAACTTGGATTCCTACCTGGCGATGTCGATGAAAAGATGGCCCCATATATATATTCAACTGTCTACCTGTTCTCAAAAATTCTTGGTGAAAAGAAAGTAAACAAGCTCAGAGAACGTGGTCTGCTTCAGGTTGTTCCTCTTGCATATATGAGAGGACTTAATATTGACAATGCTATTGTCATCTTTGAAGAAGCGCAGAACTGCACAAAAGGACAGATGAAAACATTTCTTACACGTATAGGCGAGAATACAAAATATTTCATATCAGGCGATCTGATGCAGTGCGACAGAAAAAGGGGCAAAGAAGAAAACGGACTTCTCTTTGCAATAAAAAAACTTAGCGATATAGATGGCATTGGCGTCTTTAACAACTTTAAAAGTTCAGATATAGTACGTAACAAACTGATTGAACCGATACTTGAGAGGTTCGAGGATGTTTAAGTATAATTCAAAAGCATATATCAGGTGGCGCGACAAGATTTTCAGACGAGATAAATTTCAATGTCAGCTCTGTGATTGCCGTGGAACCATAAATGCCCATCATATAAAACGCAAAGTCGACTTTCCGAAACTTGTATATGAACTTACCAATGGAATAACACTATGTGAAGTATGTCATCAGATAATAACAGGCTATGAAGGACTGTTTATAAACCTGTTTATAGGCATCGTAAAGAAAACGTTGCAGGTTGAATTCATATATCAATTCTTCTCATATCTCACACAATGTCAGCCGGAAATTGTAATTCAATTTAAGAGACAAGACAAATGGTTGAAGATACCGAACGCACTTATAAAGAAGATTAAAAGAACGAATGTCAAAAACAAAAAAGCCAAATAAATTTATAGTTGATCCATATAGTCATTTTTATGAGATCTATAAAGACGAGGAACAACTCGAGGCAAAGATCGAGGAATACCAGTCTGTCGATGCCGACCCTGAATTTCTGAAGGCTACATTCGATCAGCAGATTTCCGAGGCTAAAGTAAATAAGAAAAAATGGGTCTATCAGGCAATGCAGCATGATCCTGCTTTCCTTGTCGACCCGCGTAAGGAGTATTATGAAAAACTTCTGCCCGAACAGATAAAAACCAGATTTAACGATAATCAGCTTGATGAAGTTTTGTCAATATATGATCCGGTCTTATGGGCAGAAAAGAATCTTCTACAACGACATGGCGGATGGAAGGGCAGGACATCCAGAAAAGGAATTCCGTACCAGGCGCAGATGATACGCTGCCGTTCAAAAAGAATAGCATTTCGTGCTGGTCGTCGTATCGGAAAAACATTATCGATGGCAGTTAGGATTATTCATCGGGCATTCACCTGGTATAGCACAACATCACCGGCATTTAATATTGTACTGTTCACACCTAATCAATCGCAAATAGATTTAATATTTAAAATGGTTGAACTGCTTATTGATGGCAATCCAAAACTGATGGAAATGGTTGTCGGTAATAAAATACCTACGCGTAAAAGTCCGCACGATATGCTTGAGCTTACCAATGGCGTTACAATCAAGGGTTTTGTTTCCGGTTCCGATGCTATACGCGGTCAGCCTGCTGACATTCTTATTCTTGATGAAGCTTCATATCTCGACTCATATGATATCGATAGTGTAATTGCCCTGCTTGCAGAAAACAATAATGTAGAACTTGTGGTATCATCAACACCTAAAGGTATGAAGGACTATTTCTATGACCGTTGTTTTGATCCTGACTTTGTTAGTTTCTACTTCCCTACCGACAGGTTCCATCCGAATTGGTCTTATGAAATGGAACAGACTTTCCGCAGTCAGCTTACAGACGCCGGTTACAGGCATGAAGTTCTTGCCGACTTCTCTGCCGATGGCGAAGGAGTATTTCAGTCTCAGTTTGTTGAACTGGCAATTGAAGAATATGCCTACATAACACAACAGGTTGCTGCCGGCTGGGTGTATGGTGTTGGTGTTGACTGGAATGACACACAGAACGGCACCCAGATATATGTTCTGGGTTTTGATACTACAAGACAAAAATACCGCATTGTTGACCAGGCGTCAATATCAGTTGAAGGCTGGACACAGACAATGGCCGTACGTAAAATACGCGAACTCAATAGAAAATGGAGATGCTCATTTATATATGTCGATTATGGACATGGCGCCGGTCAGATTGAAAATATTCATGAGATGGGGTTAAAAGCACAACCTAACTCAGTAGATAAAATGCTATTGAAAGCAAAGGCAATTAACTTCTCGTCTATGGTAGAGATAAGAGATCCATGGACAAAGCAGGTAGTTAAGAAACCTGGTAAACCTTATATGGTTAACAATGCGGTCCGTGTGTTTGAAAACGGTCTTATTGAAATCAGTGATGAAGATGAAATACTAATTAAACAGTTACATGGTTATGCAATAGATCATGTAACACCCAAAGGGCTTCCTGTGTATGTCGGAGATCCCAAACTGGGAGATCACCGTCTTGATGCGCTTATCCTGGCTTTGTTCGGCTTCCATATGGAATATTCATCACTTGGCAAGCCGCATATACAAGATGCTATACGGTTTATTGAGAATAAAGAGTTCGGTCATATCGCAGGCAAAACAAACAAACCAAAATTGTCTCCGCAAGACCAGGCACTCCAGAGAGACAAGGAACGCGAACGTGAGATATGGTTAAATTCACATGCCACATCGTCTTTAAAACCAAATCCTGAAAACGGGACTGTACAGCGTAGACAAAGCGTTCCTATAAGGATCATCCGGAGAAAACCCCTTAATAATACAAATTTCAGAAAACAAATCTAATTATTCATATGGAATTAAAATTATACGTCTTTGATATAAACAACAATTGTTTCCTGCCCATAAAGACAGAGAGTATTCCGGTAATTCTTGATAAACAGAGATACGGACATACTGTTATCGCAATAAAGAATGAATCAAAGATGATTCTTAATAATGTTATAATTACTTCGACCGGAACTCCCGCATATGTAAGGTCCGCCACATCAGATTCTGTGCTTTTACCAACCAGTACAGTTGCCGGTGTTGTTCACAGTTATACAACAAATAATGCATTAAAAACGATTTTACCAAATGAATCGGTCTATCTGCACATTATAGTCGAACAGACAGGAGATGTAATAATCGATTATACTAACTTTGCTCTTGATGTCACATATACCAGTGCCCATTTTACAACTTCAGATCTTGAAGCATTATTTGAATTTACAGAAACAAAAGGTTCTTTGACAACAACAAGTTCTTATACAGATATTTCATCTACATCAGGAACATTATCTGATACCCAGATGATGTTTGGTTGCGGTATCGTCTCTTTCAAGGATTCGTCCGATTTGGTAACGTTTCCACTAAATGGCGGTCTGTCAGCTATGACATTATTCGTTAAAGTCCTGGTTGATGAAGTTGACACAGAACAGGTAATATGCAGCACGAGTGGCTTTGCATTTGGTTTAACTGCGGCACGTGAACCGTTTGTGAGACTTGGCGCAAGTACCGTTAAGGCTGACGTTTCTGCTGAAGATTATAATGAAGTTTACACATTCGGGGTCTCACTTACATCAACAGACGATATAATCATATCTGTCAATGGCAATGTCGCGGCATTGGTTGATGTTCCCGAAGAAGCAGTAGACCTGTCAATAGATGGCAATATTGTAATTGGCGGAAGCGACTTCAAGGGGAATCTTCATACACTTGCCTTATTTACCACTCCTTTAACCTACAGCGAACACGTCAACACATGGAATAAATTCTAATGGCTGAACAGAAATTAAATGATGACATTACCACAATTGGCAGTTGGGCAGTAAGGCTTGCCGGTGATATTAAAAAGCTTCAGACATTCAACTTGTCGCCTGTAGAAGTAACCAAGGATCAGTTAATACAGCTATATATACTCCTCTACCCTTTTATCGCAAGCGAATACGTTCATAAAGACGATCTTGAGTTGTGGGCTAAAGATATAAAGGATGAAATAAAGAAAGAGTTTGAAAAGACAAATAAAAGTATTGAAAGTATAGACAGTGCCTTAAAATCGCATTCACATACCGTACAGGTTCTTCCTAATACACACAAAGGTGGTACAGACTCAACTATAGCATCTACAACTATAGAATCCGCAGATACATTCTCAACACAACCTAAAGCACACAACACCGGTGAACAGGATTATGTCGCCGAAACCAGCAACTATACTAAATCAATGAAACACAGGAATCCTAGAAAAACCGCTAAAGAATTCTCCCCCGTTTTAAGTGTTTCCGAAGAGTTCAGCAATGCATCCAAATACAGACCATTTGATGTTGATGAATCTACAGTTGATACAGGTGATAATGAATATGTCAATAACGGGAACTCCTAATGAGCATATCAAAAGAAGATTCAAATAAATTATTTAAGCAACCTGTCATTCGGCGTGACGAGCCGACCGTTGAAGCGGCGACTTATATAAATGAAATTACAAACAGTAATGACTCTCCGGAAGAACAATATAATAATTTTATAACTGAACTTGATACGTTTTCATCCGCTACTCAGAGTCTTGTCAAAGATTATATCAAGATACTCAATGTATTGACAGCGCGTTCGGCTATGCTTGATCTTAATATGCCAATCAGTATTGATGACTCTGTGCTGATAAATGCTGTACAATCTTTGTATGGTGCACAGTTGACTGAATTTACATATGGTCAATATACAGATCTCTTAAAACTTGAGAAGTCTATCGCCGCCGCAGAGGTGTCGAATGCAGTTCTCCAGGATAAACTGGATTCATCACTGAAAGATACCAGTGTACCCAGTAATCCTGTATTGCATTCTACAGCAATAATAAAAGACAGGTACAGAAAATTTCTTATCGATAAGGGAGCAGAAGATTTTTTTGTTACCGATATAATAGTCGATCATATAGCGCAACTTAATTCTAATTACGACGCGATACAAAACTTAAGTAATACAATCCAGTCTGACGACGACGAGTTTAAGAATAAACTTAAAAAACTGTATGAAGATTGTATCCCGTGTGATGCGCGCATTCTTTATTCAATTGAAAGGTTTAAAAAAATACAGCCGTTCAAGGATTTTGTTAATCATTACTATGGCAGCCTGCTTGCTTCGCTGTCAACGCTTATTGATCTGAAGACCCATCTGGCAGGACTGCATCTGATGTCAAATGTATGTTCGATAATAGAAGGGTTGATGAATTTTGTATGTCTGCCTGATTTAGCTGGTATCTTGAGCATGCTGAACTTTATGCAGGAGAAATCAAGAAAACTTTTTATTCAATATGCATATCAATTATCATTGCCAGCAGGAAGTCTTAATATTTTTATAACAGGCGCACTTGATGCGTTGTTGTCGATTATTACAAATCTTGTAGGCACTGTATTCTCTGCAATAGATTGTATTGCAGATGCACTTGAAGCACAACTTATAAAGGTAAACGTCAGTGCAGATACGGTTGACCTTACTATATCGAAAACAGCAAACAACATACAGAATCTGCAAACAGAGTTTGTTAATATCATGCGCACCGGTTCAAGAAGTATAAAATCATATGTTGGTGGAATAACATCTGAGATAGAAAAGGCCACTCAACTTTCCGTAACAAGCGAAGGCGAAATGATAAGCATGCTTGTGGAACTCGAACAACTTGGCAACTGGGCCAGTTTGATATATGAAATGTATGAGGCCGGGAAAAATATTGGATCTATCAAATCGCGCGCAAAACTAAGTGAATATTTTTCAAAAGTTAAGACTGCAATATGCGCAGCAGCATATTCCACAAAACCATGGCTTACGTATATAGATGACTTAAACGATGTCCTTCAGGATGAACTTGATTCTCTTTATAACGACGAAGAAGCAGATACAAAGTCTGCCCAGACTGCGGTTGTAACAAACACGGTGCCTGGAAATTTAGTTAAGTCTGTTAATGTAGCCGTAATAGTTGACGTTTCAATCCCTGACGATTTCTTTGATGATGACTCTGTTAATATCCTTGATAATTCTGTTCTACAAGACATCAAAGACGATGTTGATTATAAAATATCACTTGAACAGGGTGCGAATATTTATCAACTTGATCAGAAAAAGATCGACACCTATAAAAAAACAATTACAAAAATAAATAAAGCAAAAAGTATTCTTGCAAAACGGGTATCAGTTACAAATTCTACATCACAAATTACAAAACATCCAAAACTATTTCTCGATTTCAAGTCATGCATAAATGCATATGGCCTTGAAGAATACTCTCAGGAACAAGTTGAAGCTTGGATTAACAAGATAACCAGCCGATAAAATACACGAGCCCTAAAATGAATATTCAATCAGATTTTATTAATCTAAATGATTTAAATGTGCTTGAACTGCCAGGTGTGGCAGGTTCAGGCAAACCGATAAGTGTTCCATTGAAAACACTGCCGGTAAAACGTAAGAATGTATTCAACTTCCGCAAGTATAACTTTACCGAAGAAGAATATCAGATTCCGGAATACAATCTCTATGAAATCAGTACAGCTGAGGATGCAGACGGTATTATACGGCAGGCTATTAAAAAGAAAAGAGCCTTAAGTGTAAAACAGGGCTGGGAATTGATTGGCAAAAATAATGCAACTGTTGCATATGTAAGTCAGCGACTTAAACAGATTGAAATTGCACAGAATTATCCATTCAGACTGCTTGTCAAAGATACACTTGGTGATTTGGTAAGGTATCATAATGCGTTCTGGATAAAACTGCGTGACAAGAAGAATTCCGGTGGCAAAACGAGAAGAGTTAGAACCTATAATGGCGAGAAAGATCTTCAGCCGGTATGTGCTTACTTCAGAGTTGCTCCGGAGACAATGCTTGTCAAGACAGATAAATACGGGAACCCTACCTGGTATATGCAGGAAATGCCAGACGGTAGGTCAAAGGAATATGTAGCAGATGATGTTGTTCATTTTGTATTTAACAAACGTGCAGGATTTATCTTTGCCGCTCCCGGACTTCAGCCAGCTATCGATGACATCCGTGCTTTAAGGCGCATAGAAGAAAACGTCGAACTTCTTATAGAACAATATCTCTTCCCTCTTTTCATACTTACAATCGGCACAGACGATTTTCCTACCGAAATCTATCAGGACAATACAAATGAAGTTGATCTATGGACGTCAAAGATCAATGAGATGCCTGTGTCAGGTGGTATTGTTGTGAGCCACAGATTGAAATTTGATACTCTTGGTTTTGATAAAATACTTCCTGTTGAAAAATATCTCGATCACTTCAAACGCAGAGCTTATACGTCAGCCGGTGTTTCTTCGCTTGATATGGGCGAAGGTGATGGTATGAACCGTAGTACAGCGGATAATGCATCACGCATTCTTATTGATGATGTGAAAGATTATCAGCAGGAATTTGAATACCAGTTTAATTTCGAAATCCTGAACGAACTTCTTCTTGAAAGATATAATATCACATGTCTTGATGATCAAAATATTGTAATGATAGACTTTAACGAAATTGATCTTGAGTCAATGATGAAGACCGAGAATCACAACGCTCTTATGTATTCAATGAACAGTTTAACTGAAGATGAAATGCGTCATAGAAACCGCCAACCGGTCATCGATGATGACGAAGAGCGTGAGAAGTTATATCTGCATAAGTACGAAAAGGAAAAGATTCGTTTTGAAACTGAATCCGCAAAAGAAATCAATGCCTCAAAACCAAAAACAACCAGTTCTACATCTTCTTCTTCAAGTAAGGCAAAGAACATAGCCAAGAACAGACAGCAACCGACCAATCAACATGGTAAGTCGCTTGGTCCGACAAAGAGAAAGTCATCTATTTCCTCAGAAGAGGGGACTTTAAGACTATTTTTGGACAATCTGACGATTTATGACATTGATTCTACAAAAATAAGACTAATAAATCACATTTTTTCACTTGACCTGGCAAATCTCAGTCCCGATAATTGCTATCGTATTATACTGCATATTGACGACTATGTTAATGATGCCTATACAAGAATTAACAAAGGGATTATTTCGCCAGAATCCGCAACCGACCTCTTAGTCAAAAAGACAATAGCACTGCTTGAATCGCTCGACTAACTAATTTTTTGGAGATCCACACCGTGAGCCAACCATTATTTACTGATTATATCAGTCTCAGACAATACCAGGTTGAAAGAGACAGACGTAATCAATTTCTTGATACGATTCTTTCAAGTATAGAAAGACAGAAAGATGAAGTATCCGGAGATACTATACAGGGTTTGCAGGTAAAGGCAAGAGTAACACATGCCGCTCGTCTTACCGGACACTGGCATTACTACGCCCCTTATTTTGTTAAGAACGGCAAAGACAGTTTTACAAACCCCTACGAAAAACCTGCCCTGATACATCATGAAGATAAGAAAGACCCGATAGGAAGAGTTAAACGCGCAAGTTATATCGAAACTCCCCACCCTATGATTCCCCAATCTTTATATGATCAGATTATAAATACATCAGAACATAACAAAAAAACCCTTCAGTATATCAAAAAAATCAAACCATTCCTTTATGACAAGCGATTTGAAGGGCTTGGTTATATACAGACAGTAGCTAATATTACTGATCCGGCTGCAATTGAAAAAATAATCGACGGCAGATACCATACGATAAGTATAGGTTATGGTACCGACTCTTTGATATGTTCCGAATGTTTTACCGACTGGGTAAAAAGTGACGTATGCGAACATATCAAAGGAAAGAGTTACGGTTCAGGACCAATGTTTCTGATATTCGGCGACATGACCTATGACGAGTACTCATATGTCAATGAACCGGCAGATTCCATCGCTGCAAATGAAGAGATAAAGAAATTTGCAATACAGGTAAATATGTCGCTGGCCGATAATTTACAGAAAGCAAAATCCACCTTTGAAAGATCATCCCTTGTTGTTGCAGCAGTTGCACAGGATTCTCTTCTTATAACAAATCCCGAAAACACACCTGTAAGTGACCTGCAGTTATACTACTACGACAATAACAACGACACTTTTATTTCACAAGACACTGAATACAAAAACAATGGAGATATATCAGGCATGAAATTACAAGACTTATATGCACTTGATGCGCAGGAATTGCATGCAAAGATTACGGAATCTGTTTCTGAAGATCAGAGACTTGCCTTTGAAGAGATTAAAAAACTTGAAGACAAAATGTTTCTTGGTCGCGGAAGAAACTTTCCGGTACCGAACGATGCATATATTGCTGCCGTAAAACAACTAATTGAAACCGTTGAAGATTGTGAAGAAAAAACCGAATTACTTGGTTTTATTGCAGAAAGAACACCGACTTCAACCGACAACACAAATACCAATACATCTGTAACTGAAAATACAGATGAAGTTTATTACTCATTTTCAATATCCGCTTCAGGTTGGAAACAACCGGAAGGACCGGATGCAGAAAAAGAAAAAGCTATTCTTGAATTGCTTCTTTCATTATATGCAAAAGGCGGCGATGCTCTGCCTATAATTAATAAAATTCTTGAACTTAATTCTGATACTAAAGACAATATAGTTGCAGAATTAAATAAAGATCAGATTACAGAATTTGAAGGCAGAATAAACAACTATAAAAAAGAATTTGATCTGTGGAAGGACAACGAGACATCATTAAATAACCTCGTTGCCGAGATGACAGATGAATTAAAAGAAAATTATATCAATAATATTTTGAGTTTCCAGGATAAGGAAGATCCAAAGGTTGATATAGAAAAAATGAGAGACTCTTTTAAAAGTCAATCATTAGTAGAACTTAAGGCTACATATAAAAACTTCTCCGCAATATTCAATAAAGACTTTGTCCCGGCAGTTGTACGAAATACGACCAATCAGTTCGTTGTAAATTCAGAAGACAATGAAGTTACACCTGAACAGATTACAAAGCTGGAAGAACAAACGGAAAAAACTTATCTCAAACTAAGAACCAAAGATTTGCGTGTTGCTGAAAATTTCAAGAAGACGCAAAATATCAAAATACAAGACCTTAAGAAAAAAGTAAAATCAGAATAACTAAAACACAGGAGTCCACACATGTTTAAAAAAGCAAATTTGATGTATGCTTCTACCACTCCTAACATAGAGAGAAGCGAAGGCATCCGTCCCGCACAACACTATGTGCCTGCTGCTTATCTTCCAAACGTTCGATTTGACAATAAAGTCGGCGACTGGAAAGTAATCAGTTACGGTAAAGTCGTTGCACAGGATGTTAACGGAAAATTAGTTCCTGCCGGTTTGGCAATTGACGTTGTTACTGCTATTGCAAATGCATATGCAGATAAAGACGCTTTCATTGCAGCCAAAGCAAACTTCGGCAATGTTTATACACAAAATGATGTTGATGATGGCAAGAAAAACTTTGCAGGCGATGCAGTAACGGTAAATGAACCTGTAGTTGCATCCTTCTTCGCAAGTTACAATGCTGCTTCAACTTTAAATAACCCGATTGGTAAACCAACAGGTATTGCTCCTTATGACGTTTGGAAAGGTTCAGGCGCCGGACAGGATGGCAATCCAATCGATTATACCTACACTAACTATAACCTGCAGACAGGCGCATCAATATTAACCCGTTATTTCATCGAGTTACCGGTTGTTGCAAATACGTCGGGTCTTATCCTCCCGGGTATGACTGTATTTGAAGGAACACCATCTTACGGACTTGTTACATTTAACAAAAACAGTAACTTCTGTCCGTTGTCAGCGATGAGTATTTCTGCAATTTCCGATCCTGCAAATATTACCGCATCAGCTTTTGCAGCTGGCACGGGTGGCGCTCCTACAGATGCAGAACTTAAAGCTGAATTTGACAGGGTCTCCGGTGCTGTTGATACATTATTAGCCTCTATGGCAACTAATGTCAATGCAAAGATTGATTTAGTTGAATCATATGTAAATAATACATTGGGCAGTGTATTAGGTAAGGTTCTCTTTATCGACTCTACCTTCCCTAAAGATTTTCTTGAATATGTTAAAACATATTTACCAAATGTTACCAGTTTAACTGCGCTTGATAAAGCTCCGGGAACTGCAACTGCTGGTTTACCGGATAATATTACTTATGCCGGCATTACCACAGCTACAAACGCTAAAGTAGTTAGAATCAACGTGATTATATAATCCCCCCCTTCCCTCCGCAAGAGTTCGGTTGACGCCGGCTCTTGTGGGGAAGTACCTGCTTTTAAAAAACTTACAAAAAACACAAACAATTAATAAACACAAGGAGTCCACACAATGCCTTTCAAATTAAAAGACATGAAAGATTTAAGCCAAGAACAATATAGTTCTGTGTGGAAAAATAACGGTTTATTTATCGATGAAACAAGTGGCGAATCCTATCCAATCGAAATGGAAGATGCTCTTTCTCATCCTAATTCAACCCAATTTTTCCAGATAACTATTGAAAACTTGGTAAGAGAAGCCATTGAGCCGCAACTAATCGGCGCTACTCTCTTAGAGAGAATCCAGTATAAACCTGGAATGCAGATGTCATATGGCGCTATTGGTGCATTTGTAGCGGATGATATTGACGAGTCTGGTGAGTATCCGGAAGTCAGTGTGAACTTTGGGCCTGGCGCTCAGGGTATCACCATCGGGAAAGCTGGTATCGCCATGAAATTCTCCGATGAATGGAGACGCTACAGCCTTTATGATCAGTTAGGTTTATACGTTAAAAAAATGGGTCAGGCTTTAGCCCGTCACAAAGAAAAGAAAATCTTTTCAATGTTGACAAGAATGGGCGTAGTTACTCATGATAACGTTGCACCCTCCAGCTCGATCTTTGGTAATACCAATGGTTATGACGTAGACGGTACTGCAAATGGTTCTTTGACAATCGACGATATCTATCAGGCATATGGTCAGTTGTTACAGAATGGTTTCGTTCCAAACGCACTTTTAGTTCATCCTCTCACCTACACTATGTTTCTTACCGATCCTCAGTTGAGAGCTTTCGCTCTTAATCATGGCGGTGGATCATGGTTTAACGGCTGGTCCGGCAATCCATTAAACTCTTATCCTTTCGACAGAGGCATAATGAGCAAAGCAGGTCCTGGCACAAGCAACCAGTCAAACACTGTTGCTAATCTTCCTGAATACAACGGCCAGGGCGCTCCAAAACTTCCTGGATACATTGGATTCCCACTTCAGGTTATTGTATGTCCGTACATTCCTTATAACCCTGTTTCCAAATTAGCTAATATCTTCTTAGTTGATACAAACAACTTGGGAGCACTGATAGTTGATGAAGAGGCAACTATGGAAGAAGTACCTGACAGAGTCAGGGATTTGCATTTTCTGAAAATAAGAGAACGTTATCAGGTTGTCCCTTATAATGAGGGTGCCGCGGTAGGCGTATTTAAAAACGTTAAGATTACACCTAACAAGTTAGTCGTACCAGTACAGCCTACTATCTCTACTTTCACACCGATAACCCAGTCTACTTCCAATCAGATATTAAATGCTGATGGAACTAAACATAGTAATGGATAACAATGAATAAACATGGGGGCCGTAAGGCCCCTGTGATTAAATTTTATGAGGAAGGGAATGAAGATTAAAATATCACTTGGTGAAATAAAAAACACATTGTCAAAAGAGCCTATACTGGTTCCTTTCTGGTTTACCACGGACAAGACGCTGCATCTTGGTGGAGATAAAACTTCGATGGAAATTGAACTTGACAAACTTAGTTTGAATACACTCCGCGAAATAAAACTTGGTTTATCAAAAGGACTTATTACCACTGACAGTAATGAAAATATTATTTACGAAACTATCCAGAGATTAACTAAGACAACTGAGATACGAGAAGAGAAAAAACAGGAAGCTGTTCCAGTATCAAGAGATGTGCAAAGAGAAATTAAGTACAAAGCATATCTCGCTGAAGCAGAAGAAATATTAAGTAAAACCGTTGTCGAAATCAACAAGATAATTGGTAAAAATAAAACTGAAGACAACGCCTTAATTGACAATATTGTAAATCCCGGCATCGATGATATGACACTGTTAAATGCAATGCTCGAAGTCGAAAACCGAAAAGAAAAAAAAGCACGCGCATCTGTTATAAATCTCATTACCGGCAGGATTGAATTAATCAACAAAATATCAATACCGATTAACCAAATTGGTTTAATGACGAAAAGCGAATAAGATATAATGCAAGTCGTATCTACAATACCTCTGTCCGGCGCAACACTTGTTTCTTTGCTTCCGGAAATCAAAATAGTATTTGACAAAACAATCGATGCAAATACTGTTGATGATTCGTCTGTTACCTTATCTACTAACAAGACGAACATACTGGTTATAAAGGATACTATCCCTCAGCCTGAAGGTGTATTTGCAACGGATGATTTTTTTACAGATGCCTTTACCGGAATCGTACAGGGAAAAATCACTACAGACGACTGCACTCTTACTTTTAAACCCACATCAAAACTACAGTCTAATACCTTATACACGGTGAGTATTTCAAATACAATAGCTGACACTGCCGGCAATATGCCTGCAAAGATAGCCGTATTCTCTTTTACAACAAGAGAAGAGGATATGACAGAAGAAATTGTAGTGCCGATTCCAACAACAACAGTCTCTATTATTGGCAGTAATGTCGTATTTGCAAACGATACAGATATTACAACGGCAGGTATGTACGTTGAATCCACATCGCCAAAAGCCGACTCGTTTCTTATAACAGGAAAAGATATATCAGTAACATTCAGTCTTGATGTAAGTGCACAATCGCTGTCGAAGATAATTGTCTATGCAGGTAACATATTGTCTGATGAACAGCCGACGGTTGTTGATGCTGACATTTCGATTAACTCTGTTGATGATAAAACGGTTGATATAGTTCTTCCTGACGATATAGAACTTGGGAATGTAGTTATATCAATTTTTATAAAAAAGGGTTTCGCGTCAGAAAACGGAAGTTTGATGCCAAATGATTATGCATTCAGTTATGTTGCAAAACTTGATCCATATTATTCGTCAACAAAATTATTAAGACTTGTTGCAGGCACGGTTTTAACAGGTATTACCGATATCGCACTTGCGCTCTCGATTTATTATGCTTCAGAAGAGGCATATCAGACAGTTGGTAACAGGGTTCCTGATGAAAAAAGAAGAACAATTCTACGTCAGAAACTTACACTTTATACAGCGCTGTACAATATACTCGTAAATAATTATGCCTTCTCTGGTATACACGATTATGTTAAAAAAGAACTCGGTGATTTTTCACTTGCAGTCTCCAGTAAAGAGAGAATTAAACTTTACAACAGTCTTGTAAAGGATACAAAAGATAGTATTGCAAAAATCAAATCGCTTCTTGCGTACGGTTATGCCAATCCTTTCTTCAAGCGCAGTTCCAATCATATCAACAGTGACATTGGCAGAATGTGGGACAGATATAATCCAGGTGTCAACAGTCGTTTTTATGAAGATTCAAAATATATACTCGGCTGGGAAGGATTCGATGCATTCACCTGGCATGATACAATAACATACTTATGAGTTATTTAGCAACAGACACATTTAATATCTATACAGATATAGATCTGCGTTCCGGATTTGACGCGATGATATATGGTAGTGGCGACGAGAAATCGCGCGGACGTTGGGCCGTATGGCAGAGTATTATAAAAGACAACAATGGCACTTCTCTCCGCAGCAGCGATACATATAAAGTTACCGGCGAAGGCAAGGACAAAGACAGGGGTTTTGCCACGACAAGAAATGGATTTCTTTGCACCGAACGCCTAATACGCATAAAGAGTACTCCGCTAAGAATGCGTCAGGATGAATTAGTTGGAGAAGCCAGTCCTGAATCGCCGATTAAAGAGACTATTTATGTACCATCAAAACACCATGTCGAATACCACGACAATATTATCCTGATCTCCATAGATGAAACAGGTAATGTAATCAATCCTGTTACCGCAGAGCTTGAAATGACAATTATCAGAGTTAATGAAATGTGTTCCGATGATGGAAGGATAGAATTTTATCAGTGTATCTGTGAGGTACAAAAATAATGTCAAGATTTTTTGAGCCTCAGCATACAGATCCTGAAATCAATTCAATCATAGTTAATATGGTTGACAATATTGGTCCGATTACAATGCCCGATGAAGAGGTATCTGTCGGCAATTTTATAAGGGGTTATGATCTGCCGGAATTTATAGACGACCTGTATGATCTGCTGAACAAGTTACAAAGTTCAACCCAGGAATTTAAATCCTTTACGTTTAAGCCGGAACATGCATGGGGCACGGATATAAAGGATGAGCAGAATGCACTGCGTTATAGTGTAATTGCACGCAGTTACGCTACGACAGAAAAAGGCATGAAACCCCATGAAGGCCGCAAAGATTCAAGATGGAATCTTCGTGACATTGTGGAAGACAAACTAAATCCCGGCTATAAAGTTCTTGTTTTTTCAAAATTCTACGACAACACAATACGACTCGGCGCCTGGTCAAAAAACTACAGAGATGCAGACAAATTTGCATATAAACTTGAAGATATCCTTGATACGTATAGATATATTTTTCGTGCAAAAGGATTACTGCAATTAAGGTTCGAAGGCCGCGACGAAGATAAATTCAATGAGATATCAAATTTCACATGGTACTCATGCCCGCTTGTCTACCTTGTCAGAACTCAGGCTATCAAACTTGTTTATGAAAAAACACTTGAAACTCTTGCTATTGAATTAATTAAAAAATAAAACTACAAACATAGGAGATCAACAATGTACAATCAGTACCATAATCTTCCAGGCGTTTATGTTAACAAAGAGGACGGTAACTTAAGTGTTATCGAAAGCATACCTGGCGAAGTGACTTTGGTCTTGGGAACTGCTCCTGACGGACCGAACTCACTGTATCTAGTTACTGATACTATGGCTGCAGAATATTTATACGATCCTGATGGAACCAAAGAAGGCACTTTAATGAAAGGTATTTACGAGGTTCTTGAAAGTGGTGCAAAATATGTTGCTGCTTATAGAATTGGTGCTACACCTGTCATGCTTGACTTTGTAAACGGTCATACAATCGTAACAAAGAAAGCATACGATGGAGCGGGAACAGAATATAAATTATATTACAATTATAATACTTCAACCTCAGCAGAAACAATAAGAATACTCGATGCAACAACCGGTGAAATTCTTTTTGATAGTGCAGCAGGAATTGATAATGGCGAATTTTTAGTATATGGCGACGCAACCCTTACAGCATCCAATATTACAATAGGCAGTTCGTCAACATTGGCAAGTTGTCCAAGTTTTGCAGATCTGAAGAATTTCACTAATTCTTCTTACAATGTTGGTTCGACAAAAACCATTGCATTTGTAACAGACAGTAAAACATTCACAACTTCAGACAACAGTTTTAAGGCCGGCCAGGTAGTTGAACTTGCACAGACAACTGGTACAGCTGGCGACGGTGTATATATAATTGACTATGTAACATTGAACAGTTCTACATATACAGTCACAGTATCAAAAAAGCTTACATATGCAGACGGCGTTGTTACAGTAACTAACGCTGAAAACTGGACAATAACCGGCGGCGCAGAAGCAGGTACGGCACAACATAAAATTAAATTTGTTGCCGCCAATGACGGCCTTGATCTTACTTACAATGAAAAGTTTGCAGCTTTACAAAGGGCTTACTGGGATCTTGAAGCAGCAAATATTGATATGGTTTATCCTACCGGTGTTTATTTCAACGCTCCCAATGTTGTTGACAACGATGGTTTCTGTAAATATGATGAAACAGACAGTCCTAATTATGTAAGTCCTACAGGCGATTTTCTCGGTAAGATATATGAATTTACATTCAATGGACAGTTGTTCTTTGCATTCAAAAATGCATTTGACGTCAATATAGATACCGCTGATGCCTTACCTTCAGCTTATGAACTTGGTATAGATGGTTTTGCAGCTAAAGCTTTTGCAACCGGCAAGTTGTCAATTGAAAAAGTTTTGACATGTACCTCAGATGCAGGCATTACAACAGCAATAGCCGCTCCTGATATTTCTTTTAACGAAGCAAACTTCGGTCATCAGCTCGCCGTTTACTGTGACAGTCTGAGCACCAACTCCAATGAGGCTTCCGGTGTTATCGCAATGGTTGGTCCTAAAAACTATTCTAAACCTGCAGTTACAACCTGGATCGGCAAAGCCCCGACATATGATATAACGTCTGGTACAATTACACGTTCAGGAACAGGTCTGTTGGGTTATAAATTTAGAGTTGGTTCAAGAAACGTTTCCGCAGGTTTGTTTAGAACAGACAACGGATATGTTGATGGAACGCCAATCGTTGATACTGATAATGGACAGGTCGCCGATATCGGAAGGTACGTTGATGTTATAGCTCATCCGCTTATTGTTAACACATCCTATGACGGAACCACATCTGGCTATCTGACACCTGGTGCTGGCGTATACGCTGGTTTGATAATGAAACTAGATCCTAATATACCTGCAACCGGCAAAACAGTTTCTATCAAAGCAAGACTGCCGTTCACACTTCCAAAAGTATCCAAAGATGCCCTCGTTGGCGCTGGTTATATAATATATGACACGAATACCGATGGTTATGTAAAAGTAGTAGATGCCCCGACAGGCGCCCTGTCAACATCAGACTGGTCCCGCAGATCAACCTGCAGAGTAGCAGCTGTAATACTTGAGTCCATCCGCAAGATCGCTGAAAAATATATCGGTTCACTTACAAATTCAAATATAAGATTGTCCCTTCAGGAAGAGATACGTTCATTGCTGAAACGCTTTGCAGAAGGCACATCACCATATATCCTTGGTGGTAATGCCACAATCAAAGCTACACGTGCTATGGAAATCAGGGGTGAAGCCGCTCTGAAACTTGAAATTGTTACAGCGAGTGAGATGAGACGATTAACAATCTATACAAAGTTAAGTAAATAATAAAATAAATAGGAGTCCACAAAATGGCAGTTAGTACAGGTTATAATACTCAAGACATGGAAAAAGGTGCCTATGTGTCCTTTGGCGGCTCTGATATCATTGCTGTTGTAGGAAACAAAATGCTTGGCACTCTACAGGCAATTTCGTGGTCTGTTCAAAGAGAGAAAGGTCCGATATATACTATGAGGCAGTCTGCAGATCCGCTTGCATTCGCAAGAGGTAAACGGGCAATTGCAGGATCACTTGTTTTCATTACAATAGACAGACAGGCTTTCTTAAACGATATTCCTGCCGAGAGCCGAAAATTCTGGGCTAATACAACCGATTGGAGAGCAACCGATCCTGGCGAGGGTGCGGTCACATTAGATCAGTTATTTGAAGACGGCGTTAATGATGTTGATTATTCACCTTATGATGCGGATAATTCAACATTCTCCAGAAAGAACGTCGAGGCTTGGTATGGCGATCAGATTTTACCTTTCGATGTAAATATGATTGCTGCAAATGAATACGGTCAGTCCATGAAGAAAGTCATTGTTGGCCTTGAAATCCTCAACGAGGGTGGCGGGGTATCAGTTGACGATCTCGTTATGGAAGAACAGTACACCTATATTGCACGTTCAATGACACAATGGTTAAGGCTTACAAGAGCAGGCGGAACGCCGGTTGTAACCTCAACTTAATAAATAGTAAAATCGATTATACAATCCCCTTTCCTGATTCTACAGGATAAGGGGATTTTTTTTGTTGATTTGACAAATCTCTGTTCCAACATTTGCAATATTAATTTCAAGAGAAACTGATGGCTGAAACAGAAGTTCTATCGACAACTGTTATAGATATAGAAAATAAAACGCTCAAATATAATGACAGCGTTTCATATGCCGGAACCGATGTTAAGGTATATGCAATCATGTCAAATGTAAACAGCGTTATGCAGGAATACAAAGATCAGGTCAAAAGTCTTCAGGATTTGGCTGATGAATCTTCTGATATTGATAACGGTGTTGAGATTACAAACTTTGCAGAAGAAGCGGATAAACTTAAAAAAGCATGGGATAATCTTACAGTATCAAGGACCATAATTGAACTGGATGAAATACAAACATTAAGTTATTCTGTTTACAGGGACAAGGAAGCAGTAAGATCTCTTGGTTATACTGCGGCCAGAGGTTTTACACGCGGTAATGTGACAATAGCCGGTACAATGATTTTTACCGTTATGAAAGACCGCATATTGCATGAACTTTTTGATTATGCTCTTGCATATGAATCTGCTGAAGCAGTTGACAGTAAACTATATCGTATTGACCAGTTGCCTCCACTTGATATACTCGTTGTCTTTGAAAATGAACTTGGTAATATGTCAAGACTCGGCATCTACGGCGTGGATTTTATGAATGAAGGGCAGGTCCACTCTGTAAATGATCTTATCACTGAAAATTCTGTTAACTATCTCGCCAGACACGTCTCCCCTATGCGTTCTGTTACATCGACAGAATTAATTAATTCAATAAACAACAATGGCATTAACTCTTCGAAACTGACAGTTGAAGATTATAATACTGCAATAGAACAGATTAAACAGGACAGACTGAGGTTTATGTAATGAGTTCAAGACTTACAACACAGTACTTTACCGGATCGCAAGCAGTTATATACATAAACGATATGCCGCTTGCAGAAGTGACATCTATTATGGGAATATATACTGCGGGACAAATACCGATATATGGATATAAGAGTTATCATTTTGATACTGTTATTATGGGCAAAGCAATAGCCAATGGCACATTTACAGTTAATTACACAAACAATGGTTATATCCTTGCCCACATTAATAAAGCAAAAGAACAAAAGAATTCAGAGGACAAGACTGTTGAAGAAGCTCTTAGTTCAACAAGAGTACATCTGCCTAACGAAACAAATTTGCCAAACGCGACCGGCGAATACTTTCAACCCCTGACAGATTTCTCAACAAGTTACAATAATATGGAAACACTTCTGTATGCACAGGAAGTTGATGCAGAAACGATTAAGACATTAAAGAACACATATTGGAAATGTCCCGACGAAGGCACTCCTGTTCATCCGGAATTTATAGGTCCGTTACAAATAAAAATACGCGATTTCAGAATC